GTTGGCTCACCGTTCCACAGGGACCCGCAAAGCAGGAATTTTCCCGAACGGCCAATGAGTCAGCCACTGGTTACTTGCGGACAGAACATAATTAGTTCAAAACTGTCCTTCTTTCCTCCCTTTTGCACATCAGGACGCGAAGTCCGCGAATGCACTAGGGGCAGGGAAGGAGAGTATAGGTTTCGACCTTATATCTCGCAAGTCCATATGACTGATTGTTCACTATCACAAATAAATATACTCTAAGAGGTTTGATCACATAAAATGGCAAAAGCCCTTAAACATCAAATCTTACCCCTGAGCGTGATAGGCTCACCAGTTGTAACCCACAATAGGATCGCTAAACACACCATTATACTGCAGGATTAAATCATCGACATCAGTCGAAAAACCACGACACGATAGAGTGTCTCTGACACAAACATCTTCAATCCGATAGCCTAATTTAACAGGTAAACCGAAGATTTCCATCCAGTCCGGACCTTCGCACCGATACTTTGACATTTGAGACCAAATTTTCTCTTTATCAACTCGGTACGCGGCATCACGCCACCAGATGGCATTTTGAGCTCGCATAGAGCTTGTCAGATTAATACCCGCGCAATTCTTAGTCCGTTCCATATCACTTATTACTTTACAACCGGCTGTGATCAAGATATACCAATAAAGCACACCTATATTCTGCTTCTCACAGTCTGGAAGGATACTTGGTTCGTAATACTGACTCTTCATAGCCTTCAAAATTAGGTCATGGAAAACCCAAGAGGCTTCTTCAGCAGGCTTTGGAAATGTCTTCCCTTCTAAAAGACTCATACGCATAATATCTCTATCTCTAAACGAGATAAAGTCAAAGGTTCTATACGGACCAAAACGCGAAGAATCAAAAGGGAGATCACTCCAAAATTTCGGTATACCATACCCACCGAAGCGAACCGGAACATACCAGGGAATAAACCGCATAAGAGAATCATGTGTCGAGGTATCACGGGCCTTCTTTTTCATTTGTTTAACAAACAAAGTTAACAAAGGCTCCGTTGGATGAATCAATTCATCACAATAATCCTTCCACATTCCTTCTCCATCAAAAATTTTTAGGTTTCGACAATCACCTCCTCCGTATCCTTGTGAACGGGGAAGTCCCATAGCCATACCCATTAAACAACAGGGTAAACGTCGCCAACGACGGGGAGGATAAGGATAATAAACATTACCTCTATAATATCCCTCTTCATACTGGCACAAACCTTTATCTGGCTTAAACGTCCGCGAATTCATCTGCAGGCGAAAGGGACCATAGTCAACTTTACCGGGACTTGGTGATAAACCCATTAAATTCCCATTGCGCGACCAAGAAGCATAGGCTTCAGGACAGGCTTCAAAAACACAATCATCTCCATTTATTAATAAGTTCTTACGCCAATCAGGCGGATTGCTTTCCATAGCAATCATGCATAAGGCATAATTTGCTAAACAAAGAACAGGAAACGATGTAACACTGCCCATCAACTGACCTCGCTTCTGATAGAGGTAACAGCCAGGATCAGAAGATCCAGCTGACTTCTCAGTGGTCATAAAACGTGTCAAGCTTGTTTTTAATAAATTACAAAAACCTGGAAAATACTCAACACAATCAGAATAATATGTATCACATAAAGCATCGACTATTTCTTCACTCACCCAACTATAAAGATTGTCGGTAGAACCGACATAATCTCCTGACACAATAGGTCGATCATTGGGGAAGACTTCATCCAGTATCCTCTCATCTATGGGCCCTCGCGTTAGCGAGAAAACTTTATCCTCTCCTAATTTCTTACGGAGGGGATCAGCAAAACCATTCATGACAAACATTAACCAAGGGGGACATTTAGTTATTAAACGTACCTTTAAAGCCTCCGCCAAAGCAACAGGCTCCACAAGGGGACATTCGTCACGTGCTTTTTGATAAGCATAGAGAAAGACTTCTGCATAATTTCTTCTTATATTAGTAGAGTCGATATACATCTGATTGGAATTTACATATTTACGTGTTTCATGACAATAAACTTCTTGAGGGAAATAGGTGACAGGAAAATCAACTTTCCGATTTCGAATAAACGATGAGAATTCCTCATCATCTAACAAAGTTGTCACACCACCTCCCTTTCGACGTGAATTAACATAATTTGCACTCGTCGAAGGAACACGCGGAGTATCCAGTACTTCAGCAGGATTCAATTTCTTATCCATAAAATAAGATCGAATTAATTTACCTATACGTTTCCGAAGGAATTGCTGGGATGGAGATAAATTCTCCACCACCTTTTCCTTTGAAAATAATTTTTCCGACCATTCATTAGTAGCCTGCTGCAAGCTTTCAAGACCGGGACGGGGTAAACCCCCTTTCAAACCGATCAAGACACTATTTAAAAAGCCATCGAAGTCCTTACAATACGGGACCCATCGAAAGGCTCGCCCGCGTAACAAACTCTC